AGCTAAAAGTGCTGGTACAGCAACGGCAGCACGTAAAACAGGTGGGCTAGAAACTTGGACATCCAGCAACGTAAGTCGTGGTTCTGGATCTCCAGTTGGTTCTGGTGCAGGTGCAGGAGCAGCCCCAGTGGATGCTGGCACGAAGAGAGCTTTCACAGAAACTATTCTGAAAGCAGTAATTCAGGCTACATACTCAAGTGGTGGTGATCCGTCAGTTCTGATGGTTGGGCCATTCAATAAGGGTGTCGTTAGTGGATTTACAGGACGTTCTTCGGCCCGTCAAATGATTGGGGAATCAAAAATCCAAGCAGCAGCAGATTTGTATGCTTCTGACTTTGGAGATTTGAAAGTTATCCCAAATCGTTTCCAACGTGAAACATCTGCATTTGTTTTAGATCCTGAGTATTGGTCTGTAGCATATTACAGAGATTTCAAGCAGGAAGACGTAGCAAAAACTTCTGATGCAACTAAGAAGGCACTTTTAGTGGAATATGCACTGATTGCCAAAAACGAAGGAGCCTCCGGCATTTGTGCCGATCTGACTGTTTCGTAATATGTCTGCAAGCAGGAAAACTCTGCTCGATTGGTCTCAGGGGAGGACAGAAGTCTTCTCTTGGGATCAACACGATAAAACCTTTACGATTGAATCAACAGAAGATGTTGAACCACTCATAAAGATGGCAAAAGATATGTCTGAGCTACAACCGTCAAAAGACTTACGGCACTCAGCATGTATCCCTAAATTCGTTTTAGATAAATCTTTACGAGAAAAATGGTCGCCAAAAGATTGGAAGGTGTGGGCAAACGATCCGGCAAACAAGATGTTTCGGACGTGGCCGGGGAGACTTTAAGAGTTGCTGTATTAATAGCCTCAACGACAAAAGCATATCCGAGTAAATTTGTTGAGTGTTTATCGAATATGATTATTCATTTTCAGCACTCCGATTTTAACGGGGAACACTCAATAAAAGTATTCACAACTCATGGAAGTATTCTTCCTGAGATCAGGCATCGTTTAATAGGTGATGCAATATCGTGGGATGCAACCCATGTTTTGATGCTGGCACCAGAATTGACATTTCCAGAGGATTCAATTCACAGGATGCTGGCACGAGGAAGAGGAATAGTAGGAGTAAATTATCTGGCAGATTTTGCAACAGGTAGATTTGCTGCATATCGTAAAAATAGCTCTATTGTCCCTGATGCCAGACATCCAGAGACAGAGGAAGTAGACGGGGTGGCATTGGGCATGTGTTTGTTTAATATGCCAGTATTCGACATCCTTAATATACCGTTTTTTGAATATCAGCAGATTGGTGAGACACCAGCATTTCATGAAGATCATATTGCTTTTTGGGAACAAGTGAAAATGAAGAAAATACCATGTGTTATAGATCATCTGCTTTCTAAGGAAGTTAAAAGTCTGCACCACGGGGAGTTATGGCATTAACAAACTACACAGAATTACAAGCCTCGGTTGCTGATTTCCTGAACAGAGGAGACTTAACTTCTGTGATCCCAGACTTCGTGACAATGACAGAAGCAGAGTTTAACCGGGTACTACGGGTTCGGGATATGACCATAAGGACACAGGCACCAATTGATAGCCAGTATGTGAAACTTCCAGATGATTTTCTAGGAATGAGAAACATTGATCTTCTCACTGATCCTGTCACACCAATGTCATACAAGAATCTCCAGAACTTAGATATTCATCGAGCAGCATTTGCAGCCGGAAAACCAATTTATTACTCAATCATGCAAAACAATATCGAATTTGCACCTGCACCAGATGGTGCCTACACGATTGAGATTGTTTACTACCAGAAAATTCCAGCACTCTCGGTATTTTCAACGAACTGGCTACTAACTAACCATCCAGATGCTTACTTATATGGAACTCTTATGCACTCTGCCCCGTATCTCCAAGCAGATGAACGGGTAGGACTCTGGGCAGGGAAATATGCTCAGATCATTCAACAGATAACAAGCTCGGATGAGAAAGCTAAATTTAGTGGCTCAACTCCGGCAATATCATTCACACCATTCGGATAAACTAAAATGGCAGGATTTACAAATTACCTTGAAGACAAAATTATAAATCACTTGTTTGGGGACGACACTGGAGCATCAGGAGTAGACCATTATACTGCACCTACAACATGGTATGTGGGGCTTCAGACTGCTGCACCAGCAGATGATGCTGCAGGAACAGAGGTTTCCGGGGGTGCTTATGCAAGACAATCGGTGGCATGGACTTTACAAACAGGAGGAACAGCACAAGCATCTAATACGGCAGCTTTGACTTTCCCAGCCGCCACTACGGATTGGGGAACCTGTACACACGCTGGCGTTTACGATGCTGTCAGTGGAGGTAATCTGGTGGCTTATGAAACCCTTACAAAAACAGACTTTACAACTGCAAATCCAAAGGTTGTAAACACCGGAGACATTTTTAAGATTGATGCAGGAAACCTGAAGATACAACTTGACTGATGCTTTATTTCGGTAGCAGAAATTTTGGTCAGGCAAATTTTGGGTATGGGGTTCGGCAGACCACTGTCGATGAAGTAGCAACGACCAGCACCATGCAGGTAACAGGTTATCGGTTGCTTGCAGATTGTGGGATCGACCCAGCGGCTACAGTCAATGTTGATATTGCTGCTGGCATACAAAGAATGGGTTACCTCCATGTCCAGCCGACAGCGACTGTAATTGCATCTGGTATTCAAATGCAGTGGCAAGCATGGACTAATTTAGGTCAAGGAACTGTAACAGTTAGTTCATCGGGATATATAGCATGGGATTCACAATTTGTTGACGATGCAACTTGGACAACACAAAACGTAGATTAAAAAATGGCAAATACAACTAATTTTGCAGTAGAAAAACCAACTGTAGGGGGATACCGGAATTCTTGGGGAGGAACATTAAATACTGGACTCGACAAATTAACGGAGTTACTTGCTCTTGCCCTTCCAATAGGCACGATCCAGATGTATCCAAAACCATCTGCACCCACTGCAACCTCAAATGGGGGTACATGGCTTGTGTGTGACGGTGCCTCATTAGTGAGAACTGACTATCCAGATTTGCATGCTCTGATAACTAACACATACGGCACATACCCGTCTGGCACAACCTTCCTACTGCCAGATATGAGGGCAAGGTCACCTCTTGGGTACAATTCGGCAACAATTTCCGGCAGGGCTACAAGAGCATTGGCACTAGGTTCTGGTGTTGAAACTCATGCTCTCAGTACAGGGGAACTGTCTGCCCATTCCCATGCAATTCCTGCAACAACTCATGTTCATGCAATTGATGATTCAACCCATATTCATACTGGGAATGTTGATGGGGGTACTGGTTCTACAGGCTTAACGGCAACTGATTCTGGTCATGTTCATAACTATGAAGTTACACCAGCATGGCAATCTGCTGGTAGTCCGACTACATACCACACCTCATACAATACAGGGTCTACTCCAGCAGACCGCTCTACTGATTCTGGTAATGCCATAGTATCTATCAGCCCTGCTTCCCACTCCCACTCTTTAACAACAACTCCAACTTCACATGGAGTCACGGGGGCAAATGCTTCAGTGATAGGAATAACATCTACTGCCCCGGATACAGGTTCTGGCACAGCACATGAGAATATGCATCCCTACTTAGTTATTAATTACATAATCTTAGCAAAACATCCGAGTTTCTGATATGAGTACAATAACCTATGCAGTCACAATAGTATCATCCAAATTTTTGATAGATGCTTCCGGGCCAACAACGAAGTTGACATTCAGGGATGGAGACACATACATCTTCGATCAGAGTCATTCATCGAATGCTGGTCACATACTCCAGTTCTCAATCACATCGAACAATTCTGGGTCAGCAGAATACACAACAGGAGTAACCAAGACTGGAACTGCTGGGAGTGCTGGAGCAAAGACTACAATTGTAACAAGTGCCAGCACGACTGACACATTATATTATTACTCCTCTGGAGGTGGCACATACGGATCGGAATTTAGCAATACAGGTTTTGATACATCGACTGCATTCAATCTTCTAAAGCCAAAAGTGGGAGATGAGTCAAGTTTAGAAAAATGGGGAAATATGGTAAACCACACAACCGATCAAATTGATCAAGCACTAACTGCCACCGATGCTGGTGGTGTAGCAATGGCAATAGCACTCGGATAGCACTGAAATTAAAGGATAAATTATGGCAAATACATTTAAGAATAT